TTTTTTCTCCAGTTTGCAACATTTCCTGAACTGTTTCTCCGCTGATGTTTGTATCACTTTGAATCACATGAAAACTTCTGTTAAATGCCTGTTGATTATGAGGATTGGCTACGATTTCATATTCGGTGCCTTTGGTAGTGACCCTGGCTGTAATAGTGGCAAAAGTAATAGGATATAATCTTCTTTCTAGAGGTAACGAAGCAGCCAATTGATCTTCTGTGTGTCCAGCAAAGTCAATAGTTAATAAAAAGGGTGTAGCACCTAAGTAAGTTGAATATCCTGCGTCTTCGGCGGCAACTTGTAGCGCCTGTACAAACAATCCCATACTGTAAGGTTCAATAACTTTAAATCGCAATCCCATACTATTGGTATTGCCGGCGTCTTTGCTGAATGCACATTCATGCGATATAGTTAAATCATCTACAAAAAAATCATATTTTCCAAATGCTGTGTTGACTCGATTTTCTGGATTAATTGATCCGCTGGCCAACACTAACTGATTGAATCTTCCGGCGCGGTATGTAGAGTCAGGAAAATTTAGGCTTTGATTATCAAGACAAGTTATGGTAAAAATATAATTGTAACTGGCAAATTTACTTAGAATATTAGGAAATGGTGGTTTTTGAGAAATTGTATTTTTTGTTTTCTTTCCTTCAGCATTTTCATTAATATTACCAAGATTTACTTTTAACTCAGGAACAAAATTTCCCAAGGCACGTAATACCCCAGCACCGCCTAACAATTGTCCGGCTGCTGATGCCAATTGATTACCTAGTTGTGGAACAATACTAGTCGGATTAGTGATTGCACCAGCAAGACTTTTTGCGGCGTTAACACCTTGTGCAATACTAGCATTGGTTAGTACTGTCGACACTGCTCTAGTCGCTGTGGTTGCACTTGATTTATCAAGACCAAAATTAGCCATATTAAATTCCCAACGTCGAAACTAATCCAGATTTTTTGGGGACAAAAATCTGAGTACCTGCAATAAAATCAAACACAGGATCTTGTATTACATCTAGATTTCGTTGTGCAAATACCCACCAAAGTTTAGATGTGCCATACAAATCAAATGACAACAAGTCGGGTCTGTAGGTATATTGAGGTTCGATAGTGTAAAGATAATCATCTTGTTCTGCAGACACTGGTCTAATTTTCAATATGTCAAGATAGTCCTTGGCAATTCTAGTAGAAAACCAAGGACTAGTGTTAGAATAGATGCTGTTAACTGACATTAGATGTATCCTGTTCCGTTAGATTTAACATAATCGCCGTTGACAAATTTTTGTAGACTAAATGTTCTAGCACTGTCTCTGCTATAGATTGGTTGCAATTGAACTGTCATTGTGCTTTTTGTAGGCACATATGTTTTTCCGCCGCTGGTGCCGCCGCCTGCATTGGCCAATTGTCTTTTGAAACTGTCTGCTACACCCTTAACTCCTTGGATGACGTTATTGGCTTTGCTCAGTGCTGCTCCTGCTCTTGGATTAATTGCTCCTAGTATACCTACCGTAGCATCGGCTAATCCAAATGCTGCACCAAACTGATCTATAGTGGCTGCTTGTGACATGTCTGTAGCAATATAATCGCTAGCAGCATCGAGATCTACACTAACATTAGTAACCACTACTGGTACATTTTTAAAAACAAAATCGCCATAGGCACTAAAGTATAGAATTGGGGGCGGATTTCCTGCTAGTGCATCTTGTCCGCTAAACATCTTAGTCACTGATCTTAAAAAATGCACCATAGACACCCAGTACGCTGCCTGTGTACTGTCTTCACAATAGAAGGGTGCTGTGATATTAATGGAATCTGCTTGACTGTTTACATAACTTTGAAATGCAAAATTTTGATGTAATGGTTTAGTAGCATCATAATTTGCACTATTACTGATTCTTATAGAAGGAGTATAAGGAAATACTGCGCCGCCGGCTGCTCGTAAAGGGGCTAATATTGGACTGTTTCTGAAACTGTCTATACTAGGAATACTTAATCGCACACGCCAATCTGAATCACTAAACGTTGCGGCGGCATTGTTTATTTTGCCACTTGGCTCAGCTTTGGGTGGAAGGTTGATACTTCGAATTGCACTGATAATACCGCCTGCTGCTGCTAAATTATTAAGTGCTCCACTAAGTCTATTGGCTGCGCCGCCAATAGATCCAAGATTACCTGTGGCTACACCTGAAATAGATCCAATAGATCTAGCAGCGGTTGCCAGGGTGGCAGCGCCGGCTCCGAATCTGTTACTGTCAAAAATAGATGCCATGTATACTCCCAATATCATCATATTTAGTTGACAAAATTAAGTACATAGTTTAAAATAACATAAGGGAAGATATAATGAAAATAAATTATTTGAACAACAAAGACATTTTAGAAGAAATACATCGCAGTAAAAATTCATTTAGTTCTTACACACAACCAGAATTTCATCAATACGATATTATTTTGCCATCTGTAGAAAAGATTAACATTCGGACTGTTGCAGAAGCCAAACGTGCCAAAGCAAAGCGGCTAGGGGATGCTGAATATCATCGACGCAAAGCAGCCGGGGAAAAAGTCAAACAAGCAGATACAGAAGTTGATTATAAAAAAATAGCAAAGACTGATGTGATTTTTAGAATCATGACCTATGATCATATCCCTGCGAATTCTACTAGAAAACGTAATCCAAAAAACGAAGCAGATAAAAGAGACCGAGTAAATTTTCCAGCATTCCAACATTGGAAATTTGACGAAAATGATCAATTAATATGTGTGGGCAAGAGTCATTGGCAAGGTCCATTAGACACCGGAAAGTTTAACAAGGATCATGGACAAATTACACCCACATTAGCACGTATGTTTTTAAAACTTTGTGAACGTTATGCTACCCGCGGCAACGTGCGTGGTTATACTTACAATGACGAAATGCGTGGCCAGGCTATTTTGCAATTGACTCAGATCGGCTTACAGTTTGACGAATCAAAATCAAACAATCCGTTTGCCTATTATACTGCGGCGGTGACTAATAGTTTTGTTCGAGTGATCAATATTGAAAAACGTAATCAAAGTATCCGTGATGATATTTTAGAAATAAACGGAATGAATCCTAGTTATTCAAGAACCGGTGCAGGCGAGCATGCTGCTGCTATCAAACGATTTGACGAAACGACCGATTGATCTCTGTCGGTCATTGTTGTATAATAGCAAAAAAGGAATTTACATTGAGCAATCTTTTTAAAAAAGTAGCGGTATTCACAGATATACACTTTGGTCTTAAAAGCAATTCATCAGTACACAATCAAGACTGTGAAGATTTTGTAGATTGGTACATTGCCAAAGCAAAAGAAGAAGGTTGCGATGTTGGAATTTTTATGGGCGATTGGCATCATAATCGCAATAGTCTTAATATCACTACTATGGACTATAGCCTTAGGGCCTTGGAAAAGCTCGGTCAGGCGTTTGATCAATTTTACTTTTTCCCCGGCAATCATGATTTATATTACAAAGATAAACGGGATATTCATTCTGTAGAGTTTGGCAAATATATCCCGGGTATTACTGTGGTACATAAACCCATGACTCAAGGCGATGTAACTATGTGTCCTTGGTTAGTAGGAGAAGAATGGAAAACGATAGGTAAGAAAGGTGGCAAATATATTTTTGGTCATTTTGAATTGCCTAGTTTCTTTATGAATGCCATGGTGCAGATGCCGGATCATGGCGAAATAAATCTTGAGAGTTTCAAAGGCTATGAATTAGGTTTCAGCGGTCACTTTCACAAAAGACAACAACAACGTAACATGATTTATATCGGCAATGCGTTTCCTCACAATTATGCAGATGCGTGGGACGACGATCGTGGTATGATGGTGTTAGAATGGGGCGGGCAACCAAAATATATCAACTGGCCCGACTGTCCTAAATTTAGAACTATTAAACTAAGTCAACTTATTGATCAAGCAGACAAGTTGTTAAGCAGTAAGATGCATCTTCGAGTTACATTGGATATTGACATCAGTTACGAAGAAGCCAGTTTTATCAAAGAAAAGTTTGTTAGTGATTACGACATTAGAGAACTTACACTTATTCCAGAAAAGAAAGAAGTCGAAATGAACACCAGCATTGATGTTCAAAGTTTTGAAAGTGTTGATCAAATTGTCAGTAAGCAATTGATCAACATAGAAAGCGATACCTTTGATACCAAAGTACTACTGAGTGTGTATAATAATTTATGATTCGTATAAAAGATTTAACTGTAAAGAATTTTATGAGTGTGGGCAACCAGACCCAGGCTGTAAACTTTGACCGAGAACAACTGACATTAGTATTAGGTGAGAACTTAGATCAGGGCGGTGACGACAGCGGCAGTCGCAATGGCACTGGTAAAACTACCATTGTTAATGCACTGAGTTTTGCATTGTATGGACAAGCACTGACCAATATTAAAAAAGATAATCTAATCAATAAAATCAACAACAAAAACATGTTGGTTACATTGACTTTTAACAAGAACGGCGTTGATTATCGCATAGAACGCGGACGTAAACCCAGCGTTATGAAATTTTTTGTTAACAATCAAGAGCAGGCCACCGACTCATCGGATGACAGTCAAGGCGACATGCGCGAAACTCAGAAAGATCTAGATGATTTGCTGGGCATGAGTCATACTATGTTTCGACATATACTGGCTCTGAACACCTATACTGAGCCTTTTCTGTCGATGAAAACTAACGAGCAGAGAGAAATTATTGAGCAACTGCTAGGTATTACATTGCTTAGTGAGAAGGCAGAGGCTCTTAAAGAACAAATACGTATCAGTAAAGACAGTATCTATCAAGAAAACGCTGATATTGAGGCTGCTAAAAAATCAAATGAAAAAATTCAAATTAGCATTACTGGGTTAGAAACTAGACAAAAAGCATGGTATTCCCAACAAAAAGAAGATTGTGTTAAAATTACACAAAGCATTGCCGAACTTCAGAGTGTGGATATTGAAAAAGAGTTAGAACAACATGCTAAACTCAAGCAGTATGACGAGCAAAGCGCCAAGATCAAAAGTCTTAACAAAGAAAAAGCCACATTAGAAACTGCTGTTATTCAGGCTGACAAATCAGTTACCAAGTATACTAAAGAACTAGAGCAACTAAAAAATAAAACTTGTCCTGCATGCGAACAGGGATTACACAGTCACAAACATGAGGAAATGTCTGCAACTGCTGAAAAGAACTTGGCAGATGCACAAGTATATCTTGATAAAGTCAGTAATGACTATGCTGCGGTAGTAACGGAATTAGATGCTATTGGCGACATTAATGGAAGACCCAAAACATATTATGATTCGTTAGAAGCAGCGTTGACGCATCAAAACAATCTTACCAGTTTAGAATCAGCATTGATATCAAGACAAGCAGAGTTAGATCCTTATCAAGAACAAATCGACGAATTAAAACACACTGCTATACAGGAAATCAACTGGGACAAGATCAACACTATTACTAAATTAAAAGATCATCAAGAATTTCTTTTAAAGTTGTTAACTAGTAAAGACAGTTTTATTCGCAAAAAAATTATCGATCAAAATCTTGCCTATTTGAATAATAGATTAACTTACTATCTAGACAAGATGGGATTACCACACCAAGTGAATTTTCAAAACGATCTCAGTGTAGAAATTACGCAGTTGGGTCAAGATTTAGATTTTGACAATCTCAGCAGAGGCGAACGTAATCGGTTAATTTTAGGATTGTCGTGGAGTTTCCGTGATGTGTGGGAAAGTCTATATCAAAATATCAACTTGTTGTTTATTGACGAATTGATCGACAACGGTTTAGATTCTGCAGGTGTAGAAAGTGCGCTGGGTGTTTTGAAAAAAATGGCTCGTGAACGCAATAAAAATATCTATTTGATCAGTCACAAAGATGAGTTAATTGGTCGTGTTAACAATGTTCTTAAAGTTATTAAAGAAAACGGATACACTTCCTATAGCAATGATATCGAAATAGTAGAATAATGGACAGTCACGACGAGTTATATCGAGCATTTCAACAATACTTCAAGTATAATCAAATTTGGATCACTAGAGGAACCAAAAGAAGTGGTATTGATACTCGTTATTGGCTTAGTGAAATACGAAGAATATGCAGTCAACGACGTGTTGAGATACAGGAATGGCGGCATGAAAAAGAAAAAGACAAGGCAATTCAAAAGGCAGATCAGTCAGAGGATAAAGACACTAACTAGTTAATGTCATGGTATTATCAAGATAAATTAGTCGAACAATTACCCGAAGAGTGCATAGGGTTTGTTTATCTTATAACCAACAACATCTCTGGCAGAAAATATATAGGCAAAAAACTCGCCAAATTCTCAAAGACCACTGTTAAAACAGTGACCTTAAAGAATGGCACAAAGAAGAAAAAGAAGATTAGAAGCAAAGTCGAAAGCGACTGGCGCGACTATTACGGTAGTAGTCCTAATCTTCAAAAAGACATAGACGAATTAGGCACAGAAAACTTCACAAGAGAAATACTATATTACTGCAACTCCAAGGCGCAATGCTCTTACATCGAGGCCAGAGAACAATTTTCCCGTAAAGTATTAGAATCAGATGACTATTACAACGGACACATACAAGTTCGTGTACATGGTTCGCACATATTAAAGGGATAACATGATCAATTCTAGGCAAAACATCTAACACTTAAGGTTGGCGGGCCAGTTTGTAATACCGCTGTGGAAAAACCGGGGAATAACCGGACACGTAACATATTGATGCACTCCCGTGGAGATAATCCACTATGCTGAAAAATTGCAAGAGAGACCGAGGGTTCGAACCATACGCCCAACGCATTGATATAGTATGAATGTTGGCATACGAAAAACCGTGCTATAAAAACTTAAACACTAGGAACGAGGTTTAAGACGCTGTAATAAGCGGGTCGATGTAGGTTGGGAAAGGTCAGAGCCCATTAGCATTACGGTAAAACACCTATTTCCAACGTCTAGGCTGTGACAACTCACATGAAGACAAAAAGATGGAACCGTGCAAAACGGTTCCGTCTGACTGAAACAATCTACATGAATTTAAACTACTTCGTAGTTATTGTTCTTAAAAAAATGTGTTGAGCGTTAGCGAAAACACAGACGAACTAAGTTCGTCTCATATAAATATGTACATGAAAGTCTTTGAAATTTTATCAGAAACCACGACATTGCAAGAAGCACTGGCTAATGTGATTAAAACTGGATTCATGAAATATCAGGTAATGAAACCTAATGGTGTTTTAGATCCCAAGATCTTTAGATCGGCTAAAGGTGCTATTCAACACAAGTCACGATTTTACATGACTAAATCTCAAAGAGATGCTAAGATAGCCGCTAAACAACGTCAAGGTGCCGGTGGAGAAGCACCACTAATCAAAGGAGCCAAGAACAAAATCAGTCCTTTTGGTCGAACTCCTGACGGTAAAATTTACACTATGGTAGACGGACAACGACGAACATATTCGGGTTATGCTGACTACATTAGAAAAAATAAAATCTGGGGACCTAGTGTAAGTCAAGTGAGTAGACGGGCTGCTGCTGCGTTAGAACAGTCTTGGTTAGGCAAAATGTTGTTAGGGCTTGGAGCCAATTTAACTGTGCCTATCATAGAATGGCGCAATGAAGTAGATAGTATTCATGCAGGATATGTCAATGGAGAATTTGACAAAGAAGAAGCCGAACATCAAATCAAATACATTACAGATTTAACTATTACCAAGTTTGTTGGAATATTTTTAAGTCTAGGAGCCGCAAAATTAGTTGCTGCAAAATTTAGATTAGATAGAATTTTACCATGGATGTATGGAAAAATACCTGGAGTGGGCCCTTGGTTAACCGCATTAGACGGTCCTGCATTGACTTTGGTAGTTCAGTCAGTATTGATGAAAGAGCCTGTAGTTGAGGATCTTGCTAGGGCAGTATTAGGATTTGTTTATAAATTCACACCGTATGCAGAATACAGTGATAGTTTTTGGAATCAATTATTCCAAGTTACAGGGTACGAAATGGTCAACAGCGAGTTAGACAAACAACGTATTGCTCGTACAGGATCTACTGCTGGCATGACTTCTGGACAGACTAAGCCACCATCAGCCAGTTCATCAGATGACGATATTGACTTCGGAGTTCCTGGGACTGCCGACAGATTGATCAAGAAGTTTGGTCTTGATTAAAGCGGCAAACCAGTTTTTTGTATAGTTTCAATGTTGTCTTTGATCAAAGAACTTAACAAAGTTCTATCTTCATAAGAATATATGTGAAACAGTTCTTGTGCAGATACGCCTCCGCGCATATACCAACTGATTTTAAAAATTTCTTCTTTGATACCTTTGACAGTAGATTCTAGTCGCTCAACATATTTGCTTATGTCAGAGTTCGACATGGTTGTCATTTTCTTACGAAAAAACTTGATTGATCCATTGTGATTTCCAAGTCAGCAGCAGTACCGCAGTTACTGCATTGAGATTTTACTGCAGGCAGTTTCCAATTTTTTCTGTTGACTTCGATGCGTTCTTTAATTTTTTCAAACAATTCTGATTCACTGTTGGTAATCCATTCTTTGATATAAGCCTGTTGATTGACCACAGCATCAGGAATTTCTACACTATCGATACTTTGAATAAAAACTTCAGTTTGCAGTGCGGCGATCTTAGTATACAAGTCGTTGACAATTTTTTGATTTTCAGGATTGTCAAAATTTTGTGCAGACTGGATCAACATCTTTTGCAGTGTATAATTTTCTAAATTAAAGGTAGTCATTTCTTTGTAGGTCAAGGGTCTGATTTTTACTTTGACATCGCCAAGATCCACAGTGTCATAGAATTCTACATGATTGAAATGATCATTTAACAAGCCCAGATCAATCTCATATTCATTTTCAGTACTGCAATTGCCACAGGTATGTTCAATGGTCATCATGTTTCCATATGTGGCAATCCTGATAGCAATCAATAGATGGTCTAAATCAATAGCATTTATTTGCCAACCATCGGTAATGGTAGCACAACAACTTTGAATAACTTTTACAGTTGATTCGCCATTGAACAATGCATCAGGAGTTTTTAATAGAATTTCATCCATGCCAGTCATTGAATACACTGGAATCTGTGTAGGATCCCCATTGATAACGTCCGGTGCAGTATACATTCCTTTACTAGGCAATGACACATACAGTTTAGGCTGTCTAAAATATTTTTGTAATGGATTTGGGCTCATATAAACTCCGGATAAATATAACATAGGTATTTATATACGCAGTTTTTAGGACAAAAATTATGGCATTGACCCCGGACGAAAAAGCAGACTTGGCAAGAGAAGTAGCCAATCAGTTGCGATCATCATCGCGACCAGCAGCAGATCTAGGTAGCGGTAAAGATTTTTTAAAAGGCTTAGGTGATACAGCACAAATGGCCGGCGGCGCAATCAAAGGTCTAGTAGAAGGCAACGTTAAGTTTAGTGACGCCGTAGGCGGCGCCGGACAAGTTATCGGAAAATTAGGCACAGCAGGTAAAATTGCAGGCGATTCATTGACTTATATGGGCAAATATGCACAAGAGTCAGTCGATGCTATGCGAAATTTTGGTAAATTTGGTGCTGGATTCAACGGCGATGCTATTAACATGCGTAGTAGCATTGCACAAACTAGAATGAGTTTAGAAGAATACGGTAAGTTCTTGAATAAAAATACCAGTATTCTTAACGCAATGGGCGGATCTGTTACTCAAGGCACAACAAAGTTTAATGAGTTCAGTCAAGCATTTTTTGATCAACAGGCAAAACAAGGCGATGCATTTGGATCTGTTAGCGATCAGTTAAGAAATTTAGGAATGACTTCCGAAGAAATCAATGGCACACTAGCCATCGAATTGGCGTCAAGACGATTTCAAAATATGGAGGATACAAAAAGCAGAGAAGAAGCCATTGCATCGGCTGCTGAAATGGCCACAGAGATGGATAAAATTGCTAAACTTACTGGCAAAAGTAGAGAAACACAGCAGGCAGAATTAGCAGCATTAGAAAAAGACGGACAGTATCAAGCAGCCATTAGGCTAGCAATGCGTGATGGCAATCAATTTGCAGCCAAAGGCATGCAAGAAGCCATGACCAGTATGGGAAAATTTGGTCAGCCTGTACAAAATTTAGTAAAAGATTTTCTAGCATTTGGCACAGCCAGTAAAGATACACAAGACACGTTGGCAGCATTAGGCCCAGCAGGTACTGAATTGCAAAATGCCATTCAGATGGTTAAGTCAGCAAAGACCGAAGAACAAAAAATTGCCGCTCAGGCAGCGTTGAAACGTGCAGAAGAATCAGTTACTGCTGAAGTAAACAGTCGACGTGTGCTGGAAAATGCTGCATTAGGTATCAAAGGCTTTAAAGGCATAGCAGATAGCACAACTTCTGTAACTGCAGGTATGGACAAAGTGGCTGCAGAAAACAAATTAAATCTTGATTTAGAAGTAGACCGCCGCAAAGCCGCTCAGATTTTAAATGCACAGGTAAAACAAGAACAAGAAAATGCAAAAAAACCAGCAAAGGAAGGCGAAGCAGATGCTGGCAAAGCCACAACACAGGCAGTAGTACAGTTTGAAAAAGTCATGCAGAACAGTAGTGCTGCAATTCAAGAACAGTTTGTCAACAGATTGAATAAAGAAATTGCACCGGGCATGATTGAATTTACACAGTTTTTGAAAGCACCTGGTCTCAGCAGAGAACGTCAAGCAGGCGCTATAGAAAAAGGTTACACTGGGGTTAAACAAGCATTTCAAAATCCAAGTCAGATGGTTCCTGATAGTCCTGCTACTACACAAGAAGCTGCTAGACTTAGACCACGTGCTGGACAGACTCCTGACAATAATCAAACTGTACCAGTACGTGTAACTAATACTAATGAATTTACTCCAGCATCACCACGATTTGGTGGTACCATTGGTATGACCGGCAATCTATTTGAAAAACCTGGATTGATTAACATTGATAGACCAGATGAAACAGTGTTGACCAGCGAAAATCTAATGAACTTAGCCAAAGGCGCACAGATAACTGGAGTCAAATCATCATTAGACAAATTCACACAGTCAGTAAATCCCAATGCGGCTAAAACAGCAATGCCTAAAGTAGAAGTGCCTAAGTTTGAAATGCCTAAGTTTGATATGTCATCACTTAAAGGTACAATAACTGAAAACGGTAAGTCTAGGGAAATGTCTCAGGCAGATTTAAGCAAAGCCACAAATGATATTAGCAAGATGATGGGCAATCTTGACTTGACTCAACTGAGTAAAAATTTTACTACGCAGATTAGTTCAGTTACTAACAGTGTCAAAGAAACAGCGTCTGGGGGCGGTTCTAAAACAGTCAAGGGCCCAGACATAACAGAATTATCAAAACCTTTTGAAAAATCTTTTGCCGATATGGCTAAAAATTTTGCATCTCGAGAAATTGGTCAACCCGTTGTTGATAATGTAGGAGTGCCTGCAGCAGGGTCAAAATTAGCAGAATCGGCATCTATTGAAAAACTTGCACAGGAACAAGCATTAGAATCAAAGAAAAAACAAGCAGAATCCAGTGTTGAATCTGCTAAACTTTATAAAAACTCATCTGAAAAATTTGTTTCTTTCTTGGAAAAAGACATTGTAGCCAAAGAACAAGAACTGGCTGCTACTGACAGTGAAAGACAAAAACGTCGATTAGAAAGAGAGTTGTTAACTCAACGAACTAAGTTAGATGGTGCAAAATCTCAAGTAATAGAAGATACTAAGAATTTATTAACTGCTGAAAAAGAATTGTCCGATATCCAACAACAATCTGTTGCTGCAGAAGCCAGCATACGAGAAGAAACTATTCAGCAGACTAATAATATTGCAGAACAGACACAGTCAATGTTGGCAACTAAAAAAGAGTTTTCTGAATCTGAACTACAACAAATTGGTCACGAATTATCTGCGCTGGCTAATGAAAAAGAAGTGCAATCAATTCGACAAGCAGGAGTGCAAACTAATCTAGATAAACTGCAAGCACAAAAAGATATTTACGAAAATAATCAAAGATACGACAAAAGAGATCTTGCAGAATCTACAGAAGAACTGTCTATTATGCGTAATAGACTTGATAATGCAGAGTCTGCAGCAGAAATTCAAGAACTACAAAAACAAATTGATCTTGAAGAAGCATTAAACTTATCTCTGCAACGAAAAATTGCTGAACGAGATCAAAATATTTTGAATACTGATGCTGAGATTGCATTAGCGGCACAAGAACTGCAAGATCTTAAAGAAGAAATGGCAAATACTGAAGTTGCCATTCAAGATAAACAATCTCAATTATTAGATCATGTTGGCAATCAAGGCGAGTTAGTAACAGAATCACCTGAGGACTTTGCACCATATGGTGCCAATCAAACAGAAATTACTGAAGAGTCTCCTGAAGATTTAGCGTTGTATGGCGCTAATCAAGCACCTCAGGACACTGAGTTTGGAGATTTAGCAGGTGCTATTGCAAAAAATAAAACGCAAACTACCACGGGACGAGATCCATTTGCCAGCATGCTGGATAGATTTATGGGACCAATGGCTGGTCCGTCCAGTGCCACTGCTGGCGTTGATGCTGCTAAGAATTCAGCAGTGAAAGATGCTGAGAAAAAAGATGCAGAGGCCAAACAGGCGCAAACTGCCAAAACAGCAACAGCAACTGATGCCAAACCAAAAACTTCCACAGGCGCTGGCAAAGAAACAACCTTATCTGATGTAGTGGCCAGCCTAGATACGTTAAATATGCAAGTAGGCAAATTAGCCGGCGAAATGTCTAGGTTGCCAAATTTGATGGAAAAAGCAGTGTCAGCAACCAAAGCGTTGAATGGCAATCTTAATATGAGAGCATAACTATGTCGTGGAAAAAGTACTTTACCCCTGTTAATACCGGCGCCCTAACTGACGGCACATGGAGTCCTATGAGCAGTCAGAACTCCAATAGACCGGGGCCTGCTAGAACCAACTACAGTAGTTTTTTGCCAGATGTCTATACCGGTAGTCCCAACAGAGTTGAAAGATATTTACAGTATGACACTATGGACATGGATCCAGAAGTAAATGCAGCACTGGATATTTTGGCAGAATTTTGCACACAGAAAAACAAAGAGAACAACACGCCGTTTAATTTATTTTTTAAAAACAAAGCAACCAATACAGAAATACGTATTCTAAGAGAATATCTACAGCAATGGTCAAAGTTGCAAGAATTCGATACGAGAATTTTTAGAACTATTCGCAATCTTTTCAAATATGGCGATGCATTCTTTGTACGAGATCCAGAAACTCAAAAATGGATGTACATAGATGCTGGTAAAATTACTAAAATTATAGTTAACGAGAGTGAAGGCAAAACACCTGAACAATATATAATTAAAGATCTCAACATTAACTTTAAAGATCTTGCGGTGACAATGATCCACCCCAACACAACTAATACACAAAACAGGGGAACTACCTATGCTGCTGGCGGCAGTAACGGCAGTGCGGGTCCCGGCAATGCGTATAATGTTTCAACCGGATCTAGATTTGAATTGACACAGATGGAAGAAGCAATAAATGCCGAGCATGTGATTCACCTCAGTCTTAGTGAAGGACTAGACAACAACTATCCGTTTGGCAACAGTTTACTAGAACAGGTATTCAAAGTATTCAAACAAAAAGAATTGTTAGAAGATGCTATCATTATCTATCGTGTACAACGTGCTCCAGAACGTAGGGTGTTTTATGTTGACGTGGGCAATATGCCTAGTCACTTGGCCATGGGATTTGTTGAGCGTGTTAAAAATGAAATTCATCAACGTAGGATTCCCAGTAGCACCGGCGGTGGTACTAACGTTATTGATTCAGCATACAACCCGTTATCTATCAACGAAGATTACTTCTTTCCGCAAACTGCTGAAGGGCGTGGATCCAAAGTTGAAACTTTACCAGGCGGTACTAATTTAGGCGAGATTGATGACTTAAAATTCTTTACCAATAAGTTATTTCGTGGTTTAAGAATCCCCAGTAGTTATTTGCCAACAGGTGCAGACGACAGCCAAGCACA